GTTTACAAGTTTATCAGCATCCAGTTTTAAAACAACGCAGACTACCGTCACGTTGGGGGCCAGTGCTGGTTTAGTTAGTCAAGGCACTTATGCTATAGCAATTGGCACTTATGCTGGATATAATACACAAGGTGCGTATAGTGTTGTTGTTGGCCCGCAAGCTGGACAAAACACAGTAGGACAATACAGCGTATTAGCAGGTTATAACGCTGGCTTTAACAGCACAAGTGCCAACGTGGTTTCTATAGGTCCTTATGCTGGATATCAAAGTGCCGCAACAAACAGCGTGGCAATTGGTAACCAAGCTGGTTACTATCAAAGTGCTAGTGGTATTGTTATCAATGCAACCGGTAATCAATTAAATGGTAACGTGGCTGGATTTGTTGTTGCTCCTGTGCGTAACGATAACGGTAACATATCATTACAGGTAGCATACAATACAACAACAAACGAATTTACATATTCAAATACTATCAGCGTAGCAAGTGCTATCATTGGCGGCAACTTGACTGTTGGTGGTAATTTGGTAGTAACAGGAACACAAACATTTTTAAATACAGAAACAGTAACAGCTACAGAATATGTAACAACAATTAGTGCTACAAACTTATATGCCGCAACTGTTGGTAACATTGGTGCCAATTATGTTGGTACTGGTACATACCTAACAAGTTTAAATGCCAGCAATTTAACTACAGGCACAGTATCAGCGTCATTGATACCAACATTAAATCAAAACACAACTGGGTCGGCCGGATCGGCACCGGCTGGCTCACTAACCGGCTCAACTTTGCCGGCAGGTGTTACTGCAAGCAGTCTAACATCAGTTGGTACAATTACATCGGGTACTTGGTCTGGCTTGTTTGGCGCAGTAAGCGGCGCCAACTTAACTAGTTTAACAGCCGGTAACTTGAGCGGAACTATCCCAAGTGGTGTGTTAGGTAACAGTACATACTATATTGGTACAACTGCTATCGCATTGAATAGGGGAAGTGCTAGCCAATCCTTAACTGGCGTAAGCATTGATGGATCCGCAGGTACAGCAGGTACAGTAACAACAGCCGCACAACCAAATATTACCAGCGTTGGCACATTAACTGGTATAACTACCAGCGGAACTATAAAACGTTCTGCCGCTGGTGTTGGATATCTAGATGGTCAATATAGTTCAGTTGAAACATCAGCTACTACCGGCCCAATTTATACCATTGGTGGAAGTTATTATCCAACAAGTAGTTCGTTGAACACTATGTATGGGGTCGGATACACCTATACAGGGTCAGCTCAATTTGCTATATCATCAACAACCGGTGCCCCAGCCAATCATTGGGGTATGTATGTATGTTCCGCAGGAACGCCACGTATATTTCTTGACAGCGACAACGGAACAGCTTATGTTACAGCTAACAAAGCACTTTATGCCGACTTGGCAGAAAATTACACAGCCGATGCAGAATATGCACCGGGTACTGTAGTGGTATTTGGCGGAGATAAAGAAATTACAGTAACAACGACAAGCCACGATACAAGAGTTGCTGGGGTTATTTCTACTAACCCAGCTTACTTAATGAATGGTGCAAATGCAGGATTACCAGTGGCATTTACAGGACGTGTTCCTTGCCAAGTACAAGGGCCAGTTACAAAAGGCCAGGTACTAGTAACCAGCACCATCGCGGGTGTAGCACAAACTATTGATAATAGTCAATTTTTACCGGGTTGTGTACTAGGTAAAGCACTGGAATCGATAAATACTAATAATATAGAGACCATAGAAGTGGTCGTAGGAAGATTCTAATGCAACAATTAAAACAATTATATCGTAGTAACTATGCAGGTGAAAACATTGTTTCACAATTAACACTTGTTGGCGGGGATTGGAATCCAGAAGTTGAGTTTGTACCAAACCAAGTTTTTAGTACACATACTACTACTCAAGCTGTAGTCATTGGCAATGGCGAAAGTCGTCAAGATTTTAATCTACAATTAATCAGCGATCACCGCGGTGGCCTACTTGCTAAAGACAAGTTACAAACCTATGGGTGCAATGCGCTATACAGAGATTTTACTCCAGATTTTTTAGTAGCAGTAGGCGATGAAATTATAAAAGAAATTGCCAACTCTGGATACACAAACGATAACATTGTATATACTAATGCCGGTGCAGTATTAGACCACCCGGGTAAATTTTATCTAGTTCCACAAAACGCATCTTATGATGCAGGTAGTTTAGCTGCTTATATGGCATGTTTTGATGGACATACAAAGGTATTTTTAATGGGCTATGATGGATATGACAATCATCACCAACACGCTGGTAGCAATTACAATAACATGTATAAAGACACTAATGGTTATTTGAACAACACAGAAAATCAAAATGGAAAATTTTTAACTACAACATTACAAAATGTTGTTAAGACATATAGTGATGTTGAGTTTATTAGAGTCATGTCCGAAAGTACATCGTGGATTCCTGAAGAACTAGAACCGTTAGCAAACTTTAGACAAATTAGTTATAACGATTTTACTTTTGAAGCAGACTTGGGTGCTGTTGGTGCACCTGGTTTCTAATTCAATATAGATTCTAAAGTCTTAATCTTACGCTTAACAATATCAAAATTAAAACTACGCCAAAGCCCAGGATGTAAGGGCTTTGGGTGGTCATTTAATTCTACCCAACAATATCCACGATGCTCATCATTTAACGTTGGAACAAATTCCTGATCTACTTTAACTAAAAACGTATAGTAAATAAATTTTTGATTGTCTGCGGTAAATGTTTCTAAGGGGATAAATTTTTTGTTAGTGTAGTTAACACCAATTTCTTCTTGTATTTCTCGAACCAGTGCTTGTATAACAGTTTCGCCCAGATCAATTTTACCACCGGGTATTCCCCAATGTCCTTGCTGACGTGATTTATTACGTAGTAAGAAAAGATATCGATTAGTGGACTTAGCGTAAACTAATGCGCCAACGCCTTCTAGATGTCGATCGCTCATTAAAGCACCAAACTCCAACTACCAGCTGGATAAAATCCTTCATAACTCTTAACCCATGCTGTGCCAGTCCAACGATATTGAACCGTGGTATTTAGATTAGTAACGTACTCTGGTGTTGAAATTTGGTGGCTATCAAAAATCACTGTCCAGTAATTGCCGTTGTATTCAATAATGTCATTGGCATTAGCAAGTAAATTAGTTCCCGGCACTCCCGCCCAAGCAACAGCACTTTCACTATCCCCGTCGCCAATTGGATTAAGAATTAAATATCGAGTACCTGTAGTAGGATTTAATAAACTAGACCCAGTGTTATTAACATTTTCTACTTTAACAGTAAATGGATCAATTACAGCATTAACCGCCGGTAAAGTATTAGTTGGCAATGTTCCTGCAACCGGAGTAAACAATAAATTATAATTGTCAGTTGGATCATACGCAACGTGTCCGACAATTTCATGTGGACCAGTTGGGCTATCAAATGTTAATCTGACTTGACTAATACCATTGGTTAATTTACCATATAGCACTACTACGTCCTTCCACGCCACACGATTGCCGTAAATATTTCCATTGCTTTCGTGTGCCCCGGCTCGGTAAGCCTGTAAACTATTTCCCATGTATAATAGTTCATAGTTCATTGGTGTAGTTCGTTGACTAATCATTAGACCGTTTAAGTTGGTAACAACATCATCGTTGAGTTCGCCTTGTGCACCAAACACGTTAGCAACAACACTAGTAATAACGCCCATTTTCTTAACCTTAGCTGGTAAACTAAGCCAAATTGGCATCTCAAAACTCATTGTAGCAATATCAATAGTATCACCATCTGCGCCCATTGGCACAGTACGATTACTATAAGTTACGTCAGTTAAAAATACAGCACTTAAACTTCCCCAATCAACATAATTGTCTGAATTTTGTATTTCTAATGCCGGATTAAACAGCGGAGCAAGTTGCTCAATGATTTGATGTTTTTGTTCTGTGTTGCTAGTCCATATATCTAACTTCATTGCTAATTTATATGGTGACGGCATTAAGCGTTCAACGGTGTACAATCCATCTTGTGTACCGGTGTAGGTTTGATTTGCAACATCATACGCCTGCTCTCTGATGCGTATACTTCCTTCGTACGAAGGATTTAACACACGTTCACGATCGTAAGTTAATGCACTGATATAAGCAGCCATTGCCGGCACGGCATTAAGTGTATTTTCACTATTGCCTTTAAGTATCATTGCAGCCTGACGACTAACATCACCATAGTAAACAGGCACAGTTTGTAATGCAGTATTACCATTAGCGTCTTGCCCAAACTCTACTTGAAAATTTGAGACCATACGTATAAATTGTAGTACAAATCTACGAACTTGACCATCGTATGCATATTGAACTAGTGCCATTAATTATCTGCCTTGGGAGTTAGTACTTTACTTAAACTCTGACGTTCGTTATGTGTGACGCCATGACTATCTGTAAATGTGTTAGTGTTATTTACATAACCGGCACGTTGAGTTAGATTATTTGTGGCACCCGGTGTAATGTTAGTACGAACATTATCCTCAATCTTGCGCCAATACTTGCCATCAAATCTAAATAGACGATTAGGCAAATAATCTAAACGCAAATAGTAGTCGCCAGTGACCGGATTAGAAGGGAAACTAATCCCAGCGCCAGTTACCACCCGATTTGGAGCCTTGCCGTCACCGGTTAGGTAACCTTCAATCTTATAATCTGGGCTAGGTATAGCCGAGTCTGCGGTAATAGCAGTTTGGTCAGCAGTAGTTACGGTGTCGTCTGCGGTAGTAACAGCATCACCAATGGCCTGTGTCTTGCCGGGATTAGTAGCCAGAGTATACATGGTACTAGTATCGTAGCCCGATAATGGTACATCAATTTCGGCTTGTGTAATAATAGCTTCGTTAAGATTCATATACTTGTCGTAAGTACTTAGAACCTGTCCGATTGTTTGATTGGTTGTATCACCAGCTTTAATATTGTTAAGAATATCCTTGTACTCT